CACCAGTCAAGCTCGATACTTTAGTTACTTTCATCGTCCTGGCTCCCACATGTTTATCGTCTCTGTATCCCAGTTCCAATCGCAGCTCCTTAGTATCCTGGCGCAGCGACTCTGGACTATTGCATCCTCCCTGGTTAACCCGGCCTTAATATAAGCCTGGTGTACCTGGTCCCAACTAGGATGATTGCCTAAGATGACTTCAGCTTTCTTTGGACCTATACCTTTGATGCCGTCATAGCAATCGGTAGAGTCTCCAGTAAGACATTGCGTTAGGAAGTAGTGGTTGGCATCAGCTTCAGATACTGTAAGCAGCTCGTCAGCCATAGGTCTGTACAGCTTCCCTGGTATTGTCTTCATGTCTTTATCATCGGACACAATACAAGTTGGATGAGTCTTAGCAGACTGGAGTATGCCCATGATGTCATCAGCCTCCAGGGTGTCCTGGATATGGCAGCTATAGGTCTCTTGGGCCCAACCTACCAGGTACTTATAACCGACTGGTTTCCTGGTCTTCTTACGGCCTCCTTTATAGGTAGGCAGCACAGTCTTTCTGAAGTTGTCACCTACCGTGAAACAAACAAGAATCTCGTCTGAATCTAGGCGTTCTTTGAAAGTCTCAAGACGACTGTTAAACATCTTCTTGGCAGCACCTACGTCACAGGTGAGGGACCATATATCGTCTCCCCAGTCCGTTTCAGACTCACATGCTGCAGCTGCCTGGTAAAGATACAAGTCGCCATCGATAAGTAGCGTGGTTTTGTCACTAGAGAAGCTCTTTAATACGTTCATCGACACCCTCCAGAAACTCAACGCCATCATCAGTAATTAACCAACTCTTACCAAACATCTCGTAGTCAACCTCTGTTGTGATTAGACCGCTGCTTGCACAGACCGCTATGTACCAGGCAGCCTTACGAGCAAAGTTACTCTTCACAGTGAAGCCTTCCCTGAGTGCTTTATCTAACACTGTCCAGAAAGCTATGAGCTGCTCAGTATCATTGCTGAAGTCCATTGACTCAGTGGGTATCGCACCAGGTTCTACCCACTGAATAGTCTGCTTCGATGGGGAGTTTGTTTGAGATGCTGAAATGAGTTCCTGCTTCTTCTGCCATTCTTCTAAGTATGTCACCGACATTGTGTGCTACCTCTCTGGTTCTACAGGCAATCTGGAGTTCGTCGTGTACCCAGGCTACTATCAGGGCATCCTTCTCCAGGTTCTGTGCTTTAATCTCCTGGTCAACCAGGGCTAACCACTTCTTACATAGAAGGGCTCCTGCTGACTGGAGTAATTGTGAAAGACATTTATGCTCTGACCTTACGAACAGCTTTCTGCCGTCCAAACCTTTGAGGTAACCGCGCTTATATGCTTGTGAAAGTTCGTTCTTAAGAGACTTGAAACTAGGTATATTCTTATCGAACTCAGCCTTTAGACGTTTGCCATCTTTAGCTGAGCCACCGACTAACTTACCGATGAGTGCGTCACCACCCCCATAGGTTGTGGCATAGATGAAGGTCTTCGCTGCATCCCTGGTAGGTAAACCTGCTGCCTTCTGGTTGTAGGTATGAATATCACCTTCCATGACTTGCGCCGCATACTCACCCCCATCATCAAGAAAATAGGCTAAACACCTAAGCTCTAACTGAGATAAGTCACCACCACATAGGTGCCATCCTTGGGGCACTGTGAATAGCTCTCTCATAGGTTTACCGTAGGCTGCCCTGGCTGAAACCGTCTGGGCCACGTTAGGTCCACGGTGTGCTGCCCTTCCTGAAATTGTTCCTCCAGAGACAATGGTATGACGTAGCTTACCGTCTGAACCCACCAACTTTAACCAGGCTTGACTACCCTCAGCTAACTGAGCGATTCTCTTCTGTACTAACATGAACTTGGAGAGCTTCTTAGCTTCTGGGTATGGCAACTGAGACAGCACAGTCTCGTCTACCTTAGCCTCACCACTGGGGGTGAATGACTTAGGTTTCCAACCGTACTTCTTAACCAGGCAGTAATGAATATGCTTTCTACTGTTAGGGTTAAACTCTATAACCTGGACCTTCGTAAACACCTCTCCTTTGACGTATCCACGACTCTTGTTGTTCACTTTAGGAACGAACTCAGTGTGTACTTCCCAGGGCTCAAACAGCTCAAGCAGCTCCTTCTCAAGAGCTATCCTGGTAGTCGCTAAATCAGCGTATAAACTCTCTGCTGCCTTAACATCAAAGGTCCACCCATTGTTGCCCACTCTGTAGCAAATCTCAGCTAACTCATGCTCCAGGTCTAATGACTCCTGGGAGAAACCTTTAGCCATCTTCATAAGCTTCTTGTAAAGCTCATAGGTAACCGTTACGTCTTGCTTACAGTACTCAAGCATCTCCGGGTTACAGGTTTCCCAACCACCTTCATAGTCACCCTTCATGGTGCCCATTCTTAGGCCCCAGGCTTTAAGTGCATGACTACCAAACATTCTGCGTTGGAAACCTTCAGGTAGTCCTAATGAGGTTGCATCATCGTTCCTCAAGTCAGCAGCAACTAAGCGGCTAATGACTAATGTGTCTGTCACTTTGCCTTTTGGATGCCAACCTGGGGATACCTTTTGTATTGCCGGGATGTCAAAACCAATGACGTTGTGACCAATGATTTCATCGGCTTCTGCAATGAGGTCCAGGGCTTCTTTGATGCCATCAGGACCGTGGTAAATCTTAAGAGCATTGACTCTTCTGTCTGCACATTTTGTATCGTATACCGCTATACAGTGGATGGTGTCTAGCTGATGCAACAGTCCATTACTCTCCAGGTCAAAGACCAGGCTCATACAGCCATCTCCATTTGTGAGACATAGTCATTGACCTTCTCACCTCCCAGACTCCACCTACCGATAGTCGCTTTTTGACCCTTACGGTCTATGACCTGAATGTCGTGACGGACGATGTTGTGTCCTGCTTTCTTTAATGTGTATATACGAGCTGAAATCCTGGTGATACCCCAGAACTTAAATGCATCTAAACTTGTGATGCTGTTGCCTTCTTGTAAAAACGAAAGGACTTTAGCTTCTTGTGACATTTTGCTTCTCCTTGGTTTCGATTTTAGAAACGACTGTTACCGGAGTCGGCATCGATAAGCCTCCCGGTGTCGCGTTGATACTTTAAACGTCCTGCAAATCCGACCTGTCCAGTAAAACGATTTTTTAAGACCACCAAATCACGGCAGTCATTGGTGGGGTCTTCAGCGTCCATCTGCAGTCCTAAACATTGGTCTGCTAGTTGGGCAATCGCGTGTGAACCTCTCAATTGTGAAAGCTCTACCTTGCCTCCTGCCTCATGACCTTTACCTTGGGGACGAGTGAGGTGACTGACCAGGAACAAAGTGATATCTAGCTCCTGAACCATCGTTCTTAACTGGGTCATTGCATCGTCAATCAATCTGCGTTCATCAGTGACCTTTCCGGTCATGGAACTTATGATTAGTGATAAATGGTCTAAAAACACATGAGTACATCCCATCGCTTTTGCCATGTACTGAATGCGGTTAATAACAATGGGTAAACTATGGCTGCCACCAGAATCCAACAGCTGAATCTCTTGCGTCTCAAACAGCTCGTCATGAGCTTTTAAGACCTCTTCTTTTGTTGCAGCCTCGTAGTCCTGGACAATGTTCTTATTGATGTGAAGGCCAATTAGGCCCCTCACAGTGCGCTTGTTCCGCTCCTCTAGCATGAGCATCCCAACCTTCTGGTCATGCCTATGTAAGTGGTAAGCAATCTCAGTGACTAAGGTTGATTTACCGACACCACTCCCGGCACAAATCGTGACTAGGGTAGACGGACGAATACCTCTTGTAAGCTCATTAAGCTTTGGATAAGGATAAGTAATCGTGGAGTGTTCATCAGTCTCAGTGATGATGCTGCGGAGTTCTTTCGTGGAAACAATACCATCAGGTCTCCAGTCTTTAGCCCTCCATATTGCATTGACTATTTCAGCCTCAGCTCCTGCCATGAGAGCCTCGTTAGCGTCTTTGTAACCACTAAGCTTAGCTATCTTACATTTGCCAATAGGAAGGCTCTCAGCGCAGTCTAATGCAGCCGATGTACCGGCCTCATCTCCATCAAATAGAAGGATAAGCTCATCGAATCCACTGAGGTAGTCCCAGGCATTCATAAGGGCTTTCTTAGCTGATTGAGCGCCATTTGGGACTGACACTACAGGCCATTTGTTCTGTTGAGCCTGGGACGCTGAGAGGCAGTCTAAGGCCCCTTCTGTAATGACTAATTTCTTACCAGTGGTCCATAGATGCTGACCAAAGAGACTCATCTTCTTAGTCTCTCCCAGGGCGATGAAATTCTTATCTTTGTCCCTGGTCTT